TCGTGAATGAACCTAAGCATTATGCACGGTGGAAGATCGAACCTATCACATACATCATGCAGAATGGCTTTGAGTTCTGGCGTGGGAATATCATCAAGTATGCTAGTCGTGCAGGATACAAGCCCTACGAGGGTATGAGTAAGGCTCAGTGCGAGATCACAGACCTTGAGAAGGTCATACGTTATGCTGAGATGCGTATCAATCAACTGGAGGGTAAGGACAAGCTATGACCAAAGAGGAGCTAAAGAAACTCATTAGGGCTTTGGATAAGTCTGAGGATGTCACAGTCGAGGAAGCTGTGTATCTGATCCGAAAGCGACAGCGAGAGTTAGAGAACTTGGAGGTAGAGTATGAGCTTAACTGGGCCTGAGATACTAGAAATGTGTGAGCGTGTGGCAAACAGGTTCAACTCTCCGTCACACCGTGATGACATGGTACAAGAGGGTGTACTTAAGTGCTACGAGATATTGGCTGACGAAGGGGAGGTACATCCAGCTCACCTCTACAGAGAGGCTAAGAGACGTATGCACGATTACATAAACATTGACGTTCTACCTGTTGCAGTACCAGCGCACAATATTGCCCGTAGGCTTGCTCGTGATATAAACGACACAGCTACGGGGAATATGTCTGAGGCTGGACACAAGTGGCTGAAAGTTATTTTGTCGTCTACATCTGGTCAGTACAGTGAGGAATACGGAGCTTCAAGCAGAGAGCATGTCGCTAGATATGAGGCTAAAGAACTTGCGAGTTATGTCATAAAGACCGCCCGTGAGAAATTAACGACAGAAGAATTGGAGGTTATTGAAATGAGATACTTTGGCGATATGACACAAGATGATGTAGCTAAGGTTACTGGAAACAACCAAACTTGGGTATTTCGTAAGGAAGAGTCAGCTTTACGAAAGTTAAGAAAGTTTGTACTGTAACAATTCGTGATGAATAATATCTTGAGATGTATCCCTATAAGTAAGTGTAGGGGGTTTACTTAAGTTATAACTATAGTTACTCACTCTAGTGATTAAATAACTTATGTTATAACTATAGTTATCAATACTTGTCGTTAAATAAAGGAGGGCCGTATGTCCGACCGTGGATCACAACCTTGCCCCTATCCGTCATGTGGCTCTTCTGACGCCTTTAGTTGGAACACTGATGGATTTGGTAAGTGTCATTCTTGTAACAGGGGATACCCATCAAAAGAACGAATGTTTGATTGGGCTAAAGATAGATACCCCGTCAGTGGAAATAAGGATTATGATATGAATGTAACAAACTTTACCCCTAAGCGTATAGAAGACGTTGGTGAGGGTAAGTATGCCAACATGCGTGGCATCAACAGCAAAACGATGGAGGACTTCGGTGTTCTAACGTATGATGATCGTCAGGAGTATGTGTACCCCAGCGGGGGAATTAAGGTTCGTAAGCTAGACGAGAAGGGCTTCTACGCTAAGTCTGGATTCAAGGGTGATGAACTCTTCGGTATGAACTTCTTTACCGCAGGTAGTTCTAAGATGGTAACTATCACTGAGGGTGAACTAGACGCTCTCTCAGTAGCGCAAATACTAAAGAGTGGGTACACTAACCCTGTTGTGTCGTTACCCTCTGCTACACCCTCTAAGAAACTCTGGGAGAACTGTGCGGATTGGCTGGGTAGTTTTGAGAAGATCATCCTGTCGGTTGACAACGATGACGCTGGTAATGCTCTTGCTGACCGTATAGCAAAGCTGTTCCCTAACAAGGTCTATCGTGTTGACCATCGACCATACAAAGATGCCAATGAGTTTCTACAGGCTGGTAAGGCTGCTGACTTCAAGAGCGCATGGTGGAACGCCCGTAAGTTCACACCTGAGAATGTGATGAACAGCACACAGGACTTCTTGTCGTTGTATAAGGATACACCTGAGCATCAGTATGTGCCTACAGGTATCCAAGCACTAGACGATAAGATACTTGGTCTCATGCAGGGACACTTCACGGTAATCAAAGCACCCACGGGTATCGGCAAGACGGAGATCATGCGGTTCCTTGAGTACAACATGTTACAACGTGAGGTTCCTATTGCTGCATGGCACTTGGAGGAAACCAAGCTACGAT